CTCGCTTCCAACTGAACATACTCTGACTTGGCTCCTTGAGCGAGCTTCACTAACCGTGAAGCAGCAATCGTAGCGTTAACACCCATAGTCTCTGACACACGTTGCATCATATACGATTGCACATGCGGTAGCCGCAAAGCCTTACTAGCCGTAACTCTTCCTGCTTCTCCCGAAGCATAACCAGCTTCGTGAGCGGCATCTTTGATGCTACATCCTTTTGCTACGAGGGTATCAACAAGCCGCTCTTGTTTGCTGGTTAGCGTCTGCACCTTCATCAATGACATCCTCTAATGTGAACCCCCCCCATATCCCCCCCCTTTTAGCACTCAGATCCACGGCTTGTCAACGCACAAAGGGGAGCGAAAGATATTCTCACAAGCACTCACAGGTTTGCGACAATCCGAAAAGCTGTCACTAAACCCTTTCGCTCCGTGCTTTGCGTTGTCATATCCACCTTCCCTGTTGATCGAATGCTTGGGCCTCCCCCCTGCGGATAGTCTGCATGCCGCAACTCCGCTTGCAGACGCTGCGCTGTCAAACCGTCCTCCGCACCACTTCTGGCTGCGCCAGAACCGTGAGGAGGTTTGATCTGCAATCTGAGCCACGCCCCTTGCCTATCTTACCGCAGGGGGTTTTCCCTGCACATTAGCTCAACAGGAGGTTACTATGAGCAACACAAATCACTTCTCTCAAGGCTTCAGCGCCATCTTTTCAGATTCCCACAAAGGATCTATCTATCTCACAAAGAATATCATTCGCAAGTGCGTCGAGCAATCCGAGTGGCTCATCGGCCAAAAGGAAAGCGACATGGTGGATCTTCACGAGGATGCGACGACCATTGCGGGTGCCGACGAAACTAACGGAGACAACACTCTCTACGTTTGTCGCAAATACGGTGCCGTTCGTGGTGCGCTACACTACGATGATATCGCACTCGATAGAATCGATGAGCGTATCACGAACATGGAACTTGAGATTGAGATGCTTCAACAGTTTGTCACACAGATGAAAGCAGCTTACAAGACCTGCACTGGTGATACATTCCTCGCGAAGGACAAGCCGAAAGGCGCTGTCCCAGCGAAGCGTAGCGAAGAGCTACGCAAGAAATACGCCTCCTAACGGAGGCGTATCCCCTGCCCATCCGGGCAGGGGATCATAACCCCCTTTCAACTGGATAGGTTTCTCCCTTGGTAGCCAAGAAATGCATGCAATGCATCCGCTTGGCTACCAAAAACCTCGCCGTCTACCCGGGCCAGTTAGGTAAAGTGACAATCGCCAGCTTTGCGCTGGACGGTTCCAAATCATTTTTATAGTTGTAATTGCTGCAAATGTGCAGTAATCTATAGATCATCATAAGGAGGCAAACATGAACGATCTATCAATCAGACCACTTCAATCTATTTCAGACAATGAGTGGTCATTCCCAATCGATACATGCGACATGCATACAGTCACCAACTTTGAATCAATTGATGTACCACCATCGATGGCACGTTGTATTGTACGCACCGACACCAATCAAGTGCTTGGTGTTCACGGTTCTAAATACAAAGCAGTCAAGCATGATGATGTAGTCAATTCAGTCTTTGATGCTGTAGATGCAGCAGGTATATCCAATGACTACAATCATACAGTCAAAACATACGACAACGGAGCCAAACTAAAAGGTGTAATCAGATTCAATGATCTGACTATCGAACCCTCAGTAGGTGACATCGTTGCATTTCAACTTACATTCTTCAACTCATATGATGGATCATGGGCATTCCAGCAATCAGCAGAAGGACTGCGTTTGATCTGCTTGAATGGCATGGTAAGCCAGCATGCAGTGGCAAAGACATGGCAGAAACATACAGCCAACATCGATGTCAAAGCCAGTGCATCCAAACTACAAGCTGCGCTTGACCAGTTTCTTCTTTCCAAAGAACAGTATTGGGCATGGCAGAATATCAAAGTGCCTGATGACATGGCAGAAGAGTTCTTCAAAAGAAAAGTATGCAAGGTAAATAACAACACAAGCACATTCAAATGGAATGAGCGACAGCTTGATAACCTGATGGACTGTTGGTTCAAAGACAGTGCAGCATTGGGCAAGACCAAGTGGGCATTGTACAATGCACTAACCTACTGGTCATCACACACTGAAGATTCAAAATCACCAGCCAACACGCAGCGTTTACGCGAAGCTGTTGTAGCTAAAGCAATTAATAAGTGGGATTGGCAAACAGTATGATCTGTAAATATTGTCACGACAAAGACGACGGATGGGTCAGAGTACCCGATGGGTATGGATGCGTAGAGTGGACACACTGCGTATGCATGCCCACCGATCCAGTTCAAATCAAAGGAGGCAACTCTAATGTCAGATTACAAAATAGAAAACGATGTACCAATACCAGAAAATCGAAATAGATACGGATCAAAATACAATATTCTTAAAACAATGAAGCATGGAGACAGCTTTGTAGTTGGGTCAGGTTTTGTTGCTAATATAAGACAGGCTGCAAAAGCATGGGATATTAAAATTATTACTAGACGAGAAAACTCAAATCATCACAGAATATGGAAGGTTGATAACTATGACCGCACCTAAATTTACCAAGCAACAATTTGAATTTGTTGCAGATTTCTTTGGCCCACTCGTATCTAGTCCATCACAAATCACACAAATGGCTGATGCACTTGTAGATACAAACATAACATTCGATCGTCAAGAGTTTGAAGATCGTGCAACAGAAGCATGGGAAGCCAAGTATGCAGATGACATTGCAGATGGGCAACGAGTGCTAGAAGATACAGAGGTACGCAATGAACAGAATAATCTTAAATCATATGGCTGATACAGCATTGTGCCATTTGATAGCACAATCTGTAGCTGACCAGTTTGATATATCTTTTATAGATCTATGCAGCAGGAGACGAACAAGACAAGTCTCCATTGCTAGGCATGTATATTTCTGGCTATGCAGAATGAAAACCAAAGCCAGCTTTCCATGCATTGCATCTACAATAGATAAAGATCATACATCAGCCATGCATGGTTACAATAAAATGATGCGAACAGGACAGTTTCAATTGTACAAACCACAGATACAAAATGTGGTAGCAGCATGCCAGCTATAACAGCTATTGATTTTCAGTGCATAGGTGCAGTAGTATCTGTGCATGAAAACATATATGCAACAATTGATTAGTGCTGCACAAGATAATGATATATCTATCTTGAAAGCATTTGAACAAGCAAAGGTTCCCACCAGTACGTATTACAGAACAATACATGGTGGGGATCTACGATACTCGACTGCAAGGAAAGTATGGGATGCAATCAATAGCAACAGAAAACATTTATCAGCAGAATAAATGGCATGAGATTGTAGCTATTCTTATTGCGTTACGAAAGAAACGTAAAATTTCTCAAGATAAACTTGCAGATATTATTAACTGTGACAGATCACTTATTCATAAGTGGGAGCAACATAAACGAATGCCATCTGTTCTTTATCTAATGATGTGGATTAATGCCCTCGAAGCGACGCTCGAAATCAAAGAACAATAAACGTGGTCATTATTCTCATTGCAACCACTGTAATGTCTTTACAGAATGGTATGTAATAACTGGTAATAATAATACGTGGTGTCTTGATTGTATGGAGAAGCATGGATGGGAACATCTCAGCGCAACAAAGGAAGCTATCACGAAAGGTGGTGGTGCAAATGGTTCACAGAAAACGGTGCCGAAGCGAATCGCCAACCTCTCTCAGGACAGTTGGGTGGTGAGTTTAGTGGAGACATCAAGATTAAAACAAAAGAAGGATCATTAACAGCAGAATCAAAGTACCAAGCAAATGGCAGAGGATTTAGTTTTCTTACCTCCACTCACAACAACCAACCAGCAGATCTATATCTCCTGAAACAAAAGAAAGGGCCAAGTTTTATTTGCATAGAGATAAATAATCCATTGGCGAAAAAAATAGTGGCATGGATGTCAGGGAGGTAAACATCCATGCCACAGTTTTTTCTTCCGACCATCAGTCAAAAGGAGGCACAAATGACTGAATCATTCCAACTATATCGCAAAGATGCACCAGACACAAGTATTGAAGCTGCTGAAAGTATCGAACCAAACAGGCTCGAAGCATTAGTATTAGATGCAATTACAAGCCTTGGCTGGAACCATGAGAAAGGATGCATATCTGATGAAGTTATTAGATATATGGCAAGTCATCATGGAATCAATCGTTACTCTACAGTCACAGCCAGATACGCTGCTCTCTATCGCAAAGGGCTAATAGAATACACCGGGGAAAAGCGCAAAGGTGAAAGTGGCAGACCCCAACGTGTGATGGTTGTGGTTGAAAAACAAGGTAAACTTTTGTGACAACTGAAGATGCAAGGCAGCTTTGCTATATCTATAGGCAACTGGTAGATGACAAATGGCGTGGGCGTAAAGTCCAATCATCATTCAAATGGGATCTACGACAAGAAACACTAGCGCAACAGCTACTTAATCTTGGGTACACACTCGAATCATTCAAACAAGATGCAAACAAACTGCTTGACTACCGACTGTCACAAAACAAAGACCCAATCTTTTCCTTGAAGTATTTTGTAACTAGAAAAGAAAAGATGGGTCAACCTATCGATGTGCAAGGCATCATAAACAAAACAATAGCAAGCATGCGTATGCGATAAGTGTTTGCAATACCAATATCTATGTGCAATAATGCAGTTCATAACAGGAGGCTAATATGGACAGAAAAGGTTTTATCGGAGGGTCAGACCTCTACAATATAATGAATGGTAACTGGCATGATCTATGGCTGGTAAAAACTGGACGCAAAGAACCAGAGAACCTTGACCATATATTCAGAGTGCAGCTTGGCACTTACACAGAAGAGTTTAACTTGTCATGGTTGTCTAAAGATACAGGGTTAGAAATCAAATGGCCTAACATAGGTAAAGAGTCTGTCATTCAGTATCTTAGTGGTGTGCCATTCAAAGGGCAGATAGATGCAAAAGCTGTAGATGAACAGGGTGAGCCATACATAGTTGAATGCAAACATACATCAAGCAATCGCAGTATGGATGATATGCTTGATTCATACATGCCACAGATACAGTTGTATATGAATCTCTTTACAACTAACAAAGCGTATCTGTCTGTAATCTTTGGCAATACACATGACTATCGTGTTGTGGATTATGATGGCAAGTATTTAAAAGCAGTTTGCAAACGAGCAAAAGAGTTCTGGCATCTTGTCGAAACAGATACAGAGCCAAGCTATGATGTTGATACATGGAAGATTGATTGGTCATCTGTTGCTATCAACAATCTCAAAGCACGTAATGCTAGCAGTGATAATCACTTTATAGCAATGGCACATGAATATCTTAGCAGTGTAGATTCAGCAAAGGCTAATGAATCTGCAAAGAAAGAGTTACGCTCAATGATCAAAGATGATGAACGCGAAGTGTTCTGTAATCTATTGGCAGTGAAGCGTGACAAACGTGGCGCATGCCGCATCGTTGTAAATAAGGAGGCTTAACATGACAACGAAAAAAGAAAACAAACCACAAATCAAAAACATGTCTGAAGCATTGCTTGAATTCCAAAAGCTAGCAGTATCAGCCAGCAAAGATTCAAAAAATCCACACTTCAAAAGTAACTATGCTTCACTCGAAGCTGTTATCAGTGCGGCTAACCAAGCTACACAGTTTGGTATTTGCTTTACGCAAGAGATTGACTTTGAGTTTCATGGTGATACTGGCATGACATTTGTACGTACTGTAATAATACACGCACCATCTGGTGAGAACCGTGAATCACGCACACCCATCAGATCCAAAGATCCATCAGATCCACAAAAAATGGGTAGTGGTATCACCTATGCCAAACGGTACGGCTTACAATCATTACTTGGCCTACCATCAGAAGATGATGATGGCAATGATGCAAGTAAAGCACCAAAACATAATGTAAAACATATCAATCCAGATGACGAAGGAGCATGGTAATGGATTATGACAACACCAATAGGGGGGCAGCATTCCCCCCTATGGACAAACAAACACTCATACTTACTGGCAATCTTCACATCGAAGATGACAAAAAACAAATAGCTATTGTCAAAGATGAAGATCAGCAAGGACGTGAAGTACTTGTTGTTTATCAACGCATTGGCTGCATGTATGGCAACAAAGATTCAGATGATAATAACAAACAACCAAACTACTCTGGACCAATCAATGATAATCATCGCATTGCAGCATGGCGTTCAATAACAGAAAGTGGCAATAAATATCTATCACTAAAACGATCAGAAAAATATACACCACAAGCTGTAGATAATGTTTCACGTGAAACAACTGATGGTATGAAATCTGTACCAGCAGATGATATTCCGTTCTAACTTTAATTCACACTGGTAGTATTAAATATACTACTAAACTAAAATTAAATGTTGGTTTGGATAGAGCAGGGGTGTGGGAAGGGCATCCCTGCTTTTTTATTGGAGGACATTATGAAACTAAGTAACTTTTTTACATTTCTTCTTATATGCTATATCGCATTTTCCTTATCATTTATAATTTCTTTTCTTGTTCATTAGGAGGCAGTAATGACAGTACCTACGATGCAAGAAATCAAAGATGCACTTAGATTGGTAAGTGACAATCCATCATACAAACAAAAGATCAGTCGTGATAAAGCCAAAGAACAAGGACTAAAAACATTCTTTACTGGCAGCAAATGTATTCATGGGCATGTTGCAGATAGATTAGTTTCAAATGGTAACTGTGTAGAATGTTACTACGTTAATAAAGAGAGGCATTAAATGAATAGAGTACAGTTTCTAAACGAAGCAATTAATATTGTAGAGTCACGAATGTACGGTGATCCAAAAGATTGTCTACAAGCTATTGCAGACCTATGGAGTGCATATACAGGTAAAGAATTTACTATAGAAGATGTAGGTGTAATGATGATGCTATTAAAAATAGCACGAATTAAATTCAACAGTTCAGAAGATAGCTGGCTAGATATAGCCGGGTACTCTGCTATTACTTATGAGGCAAGCAACCCTTCACGATAGTTATTAACCTTATCATAAGTTAATGTCTGCTTCCTGTTACCTTCTGGCTTGTAGCTACAATGTATCCAGCCACTATTACCACCAGTATAACACTCCAATATTAACTGATCAAAATCGAGGTTGTCCTGTATCCATACAGCCAGCCCATAGTTATCCACACCAGCAACTTCAAAGTCGGCAGCCTCACCCTTTGCATGCTGGCTGTGGATATTTGAACCTATGGCAACACACAACTCACCACTGCGGAAGCCTGACGATACAAGAAACGGCCCATACTCATCACGAATAGGCTGCAATATATTCTCGCACAACAATTTCATAGACTCTATCTGACTATCATCAGGTGTATTCGGTATGCCCTTACGCTCTGCTGTCTGACTTTTTACCATTTCATCTAAAGAAAAATTTTCTGACAACTTCATTTCTTTATTCCCTTCAATGACCGCAAACCAAAACTCGCTGCTATGCTGGCATAAACAGCATACTGAAACCACTCTGGTGTTGTTTCTAACGCCTCAAAGCCATCCCTAACAAATGGCTGAAGAGGCGGTACGAAACACATACCTATTATAATAATAAACAAAATTGTCCACGCCTCATCCTTCCAACTATTGTCAGAAGCTTGAGCCATAACCTTCTCCCACCCAGCCTCATGCTTCATCAACTCTGCTTCAGCCTCTGCCTTTGCCTGAGCAACCTTACCTTTGGCTTTGGTAGCCTCTACCTTAGACTCCATCCAAGTGCCAGCCAGTGACGCTATAGGGCCAATTAATGCCTGTATCATTTATTCCCCCTTATGCTCATGTCCCATCCAAATACCAAAAACACCTGTCATCACACCCATAACTACAGATACAAATGCAGATTGACTGGCAGTTGGTGAATCCAAACTCATAAACCATTCAGCACATCGCCACGACATTGCTGTAGATACAAGCATCATAAATCGTGGCAATACTTTCCATTTTAAAAACTGTTCTACAGTAATCATAGTATCTATCCACTTCTAGTAATTGTCATAAACATTACAGCAAATAAAAATATTACTACCAAGAGTACACCGAAGATGATTGCACACGCTTTAATTGTCTCTGCCACTTCTTGTTGCCTACGAGCCGCTTCAACTTGTGCTTTCTTAATCGCTTCCTTTTGTTCCCTAAGTTTCTGATTATGATGATTAAGAATCTCCTGCCATGTACTAGGTTGGTCGGCTGGTTTAGGCCAACGCATATTAATCATCGTAGCAATTTCTTGCATCTGTTCATTAAGTCTTTTGGATTCAAGAACTGCATCAATCGAACTACGAATATTGATGTCACCAACACCAGCTTGTTTATTACGTTCTTCGTTGAGCTTTTTTTGCGCTGAGAATAACGTACCGATTTGGTCTGAAATATCTGCAACAGATTGAACATCATTGATACGAGCCTTGATAAACCCTATAGCATTCGAGGCCGCAGTGACCGCAGCAATAGCTGTGGTTATAGGTTCCATTAGATTGCATCAGGCCAGTCAGCAATTGGTGCATTGCCAGTAGGCTTACCATCACTATCAACAGGTGTATCATACAATGCCATAAATGCCGCAAGATCAGCAGCGTTAGTAATGCTTGTCTCTATTGCTGCACAAGCTGTTCTTACAGCGTCACGATAAGTTGTTACATCTGATGGTATCGCTGTGGACTTTTCGGCGTTCCTTACAACATACCAATCATAGGGTGCAAGCTGACCAGCAGCTTGAGCTTTAGCTGTTTCAATGGCAACAGTCTTTAGTCCTTTGGTAACAAGCTGCTTGCCATCAATGCCAAGGATTGCTTTGCCATCTTCATCTACCTGATTAACATCAGTAAGTGAACGAGGAATCAGTTTGCTATCAGCATCCCTGCCCCAATAAAACCTGTTATCGTGTGCCGCAACCTCATCTTCCCACTTCAAACCAATTGCAGCTTTTTCATCTGCGCTTAGATTGTTCCAAACAGCAGGGTATTGTGTGCCGTTGTTATCCGTCCACGCTTTACCTACCCTAATTATCCTTCCGCTATATTTCCACGGCATGACTAACTCCTATCGTGCATTACTAAATTTTGCTGGGGATTCGGCAAAGGCTAAGTAAACAATAACATTTCCATTTCCGTTATGGCTTGTATCTGTTGACCTACATTTGAAACCATTAGATAAAAAATCTATCACTGGATAATCATCATCTTCTGCGGAGCTTAAATTTGCACCTAAATTATGTTCAACTACGTTATCAACATCGCGCTTATTATCGTGCATCCACCAAGTTTGAGTTGAGTCAGTAGCTTTTATTATTATCCAAGCTGGCCTAAATCCTGTGTGGACAAACGCGCCATCTGCATTTCCGTTTCCAACGTAGCTGCCGACCTTTGAGTAGCCCTCTACCGAATGAAAAATATACGATATATAATTTTCGCCACTAGCATTTACATATTCATAAGTTCCAACAGAAAAAACACTACTTGTTGGAGCGGTATTATTCCACATAACTGATGTGCTTGTTGATGCATAATTTGCATTTAATCTAAGATAATGAGTGGCCCCATTTGCAACAGTTTCTAAAACAGGCCATTCGTCAGTTTCTCCTCTATTTTTCACTATTATGAGTTCAGGTGCTGCGTTCAAACCATGAGCAATAGTTCCGTTAGACCCTGTTCCTGCCCATTTAAGAATAGCAAACCCAGCAGTTGTGTTTATCTGACCTTCACTATTAATCGTGCCAACGCCTGTCGCTGAAGCGTCGTTGCTGAACGCTGTAGCGGCCAGCCAGTTCCAAGCAACATAAGTTTGTGCGGCATTTGTTCTGTTTGAACTTGCAGCCGAAACAGTAAAACCATCTGAGTCAAAACTATTCATATGGCTTCCAGTAGCTTCCGCGTTAGTTACATCAGAAGAAATATATTTTCCAGCACCTCGCACAGTATCGTAGATCATATGACTGTAAGTATCTGCTCGGTTTTTAATCCAAAGCCAGTCTGGAGAGAAACCAACACCGCTGATTGCGTGATTGCTACCAGCGTTGCCAGTATAAAGCACCGTATTAAAATTCTCAGTGCCATCAATGATATCTACATCGGGCAAGTTCTGAGAACAAAGAGCAAGAAACCCGCTTGGCGGTGCGTAGGCAAAGCTGCCGTGACCGTTGCCATCTGCGTTGCTGTTGGCTGTGGCGTAAAGACCAGCAAAGCTGCTGTCTTGACCAAAGTTTGCTATTGATGACATAGCACCAGAGCCAGAGTTATCTTCAGTGAATATACCCATATCACCCTGAAATAAAGTCGCGGCAGTTGCACTTGCTTTTGCACCAAGAGAATTGGTGGCCGTAGCCGCAACGATTTCTGATGCTGTTGCAGAGTTTTGCCAAGTATTGTTTATACCAATAAAGACAAGCTTATTATCAACATCCATAGCGACTTGCACAATATTACCGTTAGAAAGCGAACTCATGTAAGAGCCACCACCTCCATTGTAATAATATTGACCATTGTAACTTGCAATTATGCTATTAGCATCATTGCCACCTTGAGCGGAGTTGGTTCTTTGACCATTTTCAATCCCAACGGCAAACCTCGTGGAGTCAGAAACATAAAACTCAGCGTACCATTTACCACTTGCAGGACGTATTGTAGATGTTTGACGACCAAGGCCACCAGAAGTCGTTACACCTTTCAAATTACCTTCACTAAAAGTTGTAGCCCCTGCGTAAGCATCAAGTGGGTTGAACGTGGCAAAGTTATTTGTTGGAACATCAGGCACACTATCCCGATAGTCTAGGTTCACAGGTGTAAAGTGATTGCCGTTGCTTGATACATCTTTGAAGAAGGCTGCTTCTCTGGTGTCGGCAAATGCCATATAGATATATGTGCCGCCTGATGCGTTAATAATACCATCAGATGTTGTAATTTCAAAACCTGTGTCAGTAAAATTACATAAGTTTACATTAGTTCCTTCTGAACTATTGGTGTTTGGATTTAGTCTGTGAAATACAGGATTTGCGGGGTCACGAGTATTGTCAAATATAACCCAGCTAATTGAGCTGTCTGTGCGTTTTGCTATAACCATAGCAGGACGGAAACCAGTCGTTACTGTAGGCCCTGTTGATGACCCATTTCCACTGTATGATGAAAACTTACTGTAGCCAGAAATTTCTGCCCAACAATAAGCTACAAGATTTGTTCCGTTTGAACCAAATGAAGAACCAAAAGTAAACAGAGTGCTGGTAGGATCTGCGCCAAAAACAGTGCCACTACCATCAGTTCTTTTTGCACCAGTATCACTTAATTGATAGTAATTATCGTCCCAATCAAACCCAGTGTGCGTAAGCCCAACAACCCAAGCTCCAGTAGCACTCCTATTTTTAACTAAAATCCATTTTGGTACTGCACCTAATCCATGCGCTACTGTTTGATTGTCGTTGCCGTTGCTTGTAAAAGTAACTACTGAAAAACCTTTAGTAGTATTTGCCGATAACCTAGTCGCAGCTATTGAGCCGCCCAAAGCGGAGCCAAGATTGCTGCCATCTATCTTTACAGAACCTGATGTTGGGGTTGCCCCTGCACCAGCACTATTGTCGGCTGTTGGTGTGCCGCCAGCTTCCCAGCACCAACCCACAAAAGTTTGATTGCTTTCATTTATTGATGTGCCGTTGCCCATAGTAAAACCATCAGCATCTAAAGAACTTACATTGGTTGTTCCACTATAAACAGTGCTTTCTTCTGCTACAGTTAAGCTAGAGTATAATCGTCTAGGGCCATCGGAATCTGAACGCAAGACATCAAACAAATTGTGTTCTTGGTTAGTTGACCTTCCTTTGAGCCATACGAGACCCGGACTGAAACCCACACCACTAATACTTTGAGTTGCTTGTGTGCCAGTATAGGTAACAGTATTGAACCCCTCCGAAACCACATCATCTTTGAATGTCAGGTGAAAACCATTGGTTCCAAAAGTTAAACCGCTGGTATCTTTTGGTATCCAGATGCCCTGAACGGTCTCGCCAAAGCTGTCGGCAGTCAAAGCTGTACCGTCAATAAAATTAATTTCGGCTAGGTAGCCATCAAGAGCGTCAGGAGTTCCAGAAACATCTACCGCTCCTAACAACAAAGGATAAGAAGAATTATTTATTAGCGTATCAAGATTTTGACTATTTGGGTACGTTGCATTGCCGCTGGAAAAATCTGTTTCCTGAACGCCATTGACGTATAATTTTAACCTATTTGATGCCGTTGCCTGAGTTGTGTCTACTGCGATAACAATATGATACCAAGCACTTGGGTCACGAAACACTCTAGTTGTTCCAAGCCTTATGGTTTCTGAAGAAGAAACAAAACTCTGTATGAACAGAGTATCATTGCTCGTCCATTGAACAAGAAAAAAGTTAGTAGTGCTGTTACTATCAGTTCCAAATATTCCCTGACCGCTTCCAAGATTACCTCTTTTTATCCAAGCACTCCAAGTCCAAGTCCGTTGATTACTTGTGCTTGGTGTTCTTGTTAAAAACGGATTATTGTCATCATTAAACTTCAACGACTGGTCAAGCAGATTGCTGTAAAAGCCTGTGCTTACCTCACCCGCGCCTTGTCCTTTAATTAGAGACATATGTAATCCTTATGTCAAAGCAGCCGATGCAGATACTAATATAGTGTTACTGCCACTGGCTGCGCTGCAATAGTAAGCTAGATGATATGTGCCTGTGGCTGAGATGGCAGTTAATGAATCTGCGCTTATAGCCACATCAGCATGAGCTGCTATCGTGTGGTTGCCACCGTTGACAAACATGATGTTGCCAGACTGCCCAGCCGCTGCATTTGTAAACGTCAGCGTTAGACCGCCAGCGGTGGTGCATTTGAAATCGTTGCCAGCACTTAGATTAAAGTTACCATCATTGTCTGTAACAACATGCCCTACAGCTCTACTTGATACTGTAACGCCAGCAAGAGTTTTATTGCTAAGTGTGTCTGTTGAAACCAACGACACTAATGTTGAACTAGCACCTGCTGGTAAAAGCATTGTATTTGTGACTGATGCACTATGTGGTTGTGATTTTAAAGTTTGACCATGACTATTGCTTTCACAATTCAAAACTATAGTGCCGGGATTATCATTCCCTTTAACAACAACTTTACCAGTGCCATGTGGAGCTAAATCAATATCTCTATTTGAACTAGACACAATATCTCTAGCTAAAACATCAAGGTCACCACCCAACTCTGGACTTGTATCGTCAACAACATTAGTAAGATTACCAGCACCGTCAGCACCGCTATAATTAAAATCTACTGTAATACCATCAGTATTACTAAATGAACCACTAGATGTAACAAATGTCACTGGCACCTTAGAATATCCAGATGCGTTTGTAACAGCACCAGTTACTTTAAATAACGCATATGTGCTAGGAGTGCTTTCTTTTGTTATAAATAAAATACCACGTGCAGTAGCATTAGTTACATCATCCCAGCTTTGCACAAACGTACTTATAGTTGCGCCATTATCATCAACATCATCAAAGTACATTTCAGTAACAGAACCAACGCTACCATTATTAAATGCAACTTTACCAGCACCCGGATCAGCATCAGATGTACTATTGCTAAATGTCATAGCAAGCCCTGAATGAGTCCCAGTTGGGCCAGTTGCACCAGTTGCACCTGTGTTACCTGTTACAAGACCAAATGCTAATGCTAATGCACCAGAACTTGCGGTAAATGTTGCACTTGCAGTTGGTGTGCCACCAGCAGAAACGGCTGATACACTAGTTGATACTGAGCTAACCTTACCTTCTTCGGCTACAAGATTACCACTACCATCAAACCCAAGTTGTTTATTAGCTCTAGTAGTTATATCAGGAAGAGTAAGTGATGCTGTTGTATCAAAGTCTGATAATATCAAAGCACGATTTGATGCATCATCAATATCAGCAGCAATTGCTATAATTCTATCTAACTCAGTATTTAAGGTACTTACATTAAATGGACCTGATAATGGAAAATCAGTTACACGATCTATATCTATATCACGTGTTATAACAACACTTGACCCGCCAGTAGCACCAGTAACATGATTACCAGATGTAAAGTGTATAAAACCAGTTGTACCTGATGTATGAGCTTGAGAGTTACCAGAATCATCAGCCGTTGTATAATGTGTTGTTAATGTTTTAAGTGTACCATCAACATATACATTAAGATCATCATCATCAAAAAATTCAAAAGGCACAGCAAAAGCACTTTGCGTAGCACCTTGCGACACAGTGTAATTTACTCGAGGTGAATTATCGCTCAAATTAATTGTCATAGCTTATCCCCTAACATGATGTTGAATAAAATTCAACGCACAATCAGTTTCTACCAACGCTTCCAACAAACTCTCTCATATCATCTCGAAAAGGTTGTAGCCCTATAAATGGCAGAGAATACTTTAATCTTTCTGCTGCATCAGATTCTCGACCAGCAAAATAATCATCAATTGAACGATAATAATCTGTAGCCAAACCTGCTGGCGCACCAAAAGGTTCTATAAAAGCATCTAACAATCTTTCATCTCTATCTGGATTTATATATTTAGGAGGGATAATAGCATCTTTTGTAACAACTCCTGTGTTACCAGCAATCTGTAACCCAGTATACGCAAGGTCACTATATATACCTAACACACCAGAATGATCTACAATACGAGCCATAATGTCAGGCGATGTACGTTTTTCAAACCAGTAATCAGGTTTTTTAATAGCTAGTGAAAGATAAGATAAACCAAGCAATGCAGCTATACCTTGCATTCTATATCGTCTGTTAGGATCTCTAATCGCACCTAATATTTTATTATTTGCACCAAATGCAAAGTTCATAAATGTAAATGGAATACTTAATAAACCTGACTCAACACGAACCATATTTACTTGTCCTGTACGCAATCGTTTCTCAATTTTAAATTGAGTTGGAAATGCTTTTCTTACAGATTGAAAAAATGGATTATCACGCATATAAACAACGCCATCCATAATCAATGGCTTATCAAATGTCTGTCCCATAACAATAGTATTGTTAGCATGTGATGCTAGTGCTGCTTGATATTTACGTACCATCTCTCTTGCTTGAGGCGTAGATTGATCCCATGCATCTGTGTTAGATATTTCAAAATCTCTACTCTCATGTTTTTGCGTAGGAGCTTTAGCAATAAATTTTGCCATATCTTCGTCAATGCCATACCTAGCTAAATATTCACGCTCAAACTTTGATATTGTGCCATTAGCCCAGTTACGTGATTGTTTTATAAATCTATTCTGAACAATCAAGGTATCTAATGATTTACCTGCAAATGTAATTGGTGCTAAAAAGTTGGTTGTATAAAAAACCTGATTTCCCACTTGAATTGTTTTCTCAAGTTTTGTTGGTTTTACACGCCTAACTGTATCGTTAAGCATTTCTCTTGCATAAACATTTTTAGTTATATCTAATAACTCACCTGATAGTTGAGCTTCTTTAATTGCTTTACCTAAAAATGCTGTATCTGTTGCAGCAATACCTGCTTGCATTACATCTTTCATACCATGA